CGGCATCTTTTTTACCAAAGGCAGCACGGTGATCCGTCTGCCGGTAAACCCGGAGGAGCTGCCTGAGAGCCGGGAGAACGCCAACAGCGAATACAATGTGTTGGGGGTGGGCCCCATTATGGTGCCCCGTATTCCCCGGCTGAAAACGGTGAGCATCTCCGGTCTGCTTCCCGGCCGCCCGGAGGGTGGCTGGGTGCTTACCAAGGGAGGCTTTGAACCACCGGAGTTTTACATCACCTTTTTTGAAGGGGCCATGAAAGACCGGGAACCCATTCTCTATACCCCGGTGCGGTACTATGAGGATGGGGAGGCTTTCAGCACCGGGGAACCGGGGTTTCAGGTATTGGTGACCGGATTTTCCTATCAGGAGAAGGCCGGGGAGACCGGAGACTTCTACTACGACCTGAACCTCACCGAGTACCGGGACTATTCCCCGCAGACGGTGGAGGTGCGTCTCAGTTCCGGGCGAGCCACCGCCACTGCCAAAAAAGGGCGCACCAAGCCGGCGGGCCAACTGTGCGTGGGCGCCACAGTCATTGCCAATGGGAGGTATTACTATTCCAGCTATGGGGACGAACCCTATGGCAACGGGAACGGCCGCCGCTGCAAGGTCAGCCGGATCATCACCAATGACAGTTCTCGGGCCTACCCGGTGCATATCACCACCGAGAGCGGCGGTTGGCTGGGCTGGACCAAAGCAAGCAGCCTGGAGGTGGTGGGCTGATGGCGCTGGAACTTTTGGTGGCCGGTTCATCCGGGGAGGTGTGGGACCTGGCTTCCTGCGCCCAGCGGGTGGAATGGAGAACCAGCCGCACCGGAAGCCCCGGGACGCTTAAATGCACGCTGATCCTGCCGGAAGGCGTCTCCTTTGAGGAGGGGAACACCGTTCGCTTCTCGGAAGATGGGCAGGTGCAGTTTTTCGGCTGGGTGTTCACCATCAGCCGGGACCGCTGGGGCGTGGTGGAAGTCACCTGTTACGATCGGCTGCGGTATCTCAAAGCCACGGCCTCCTATGCGTTTTATGCTCAGACTGCCGGTGAGATCATCACCCAGATCGCCGGAGATTTTCAGCTCACCACCGGAACGCTGGCCGATACCGGATACCCCATTCCATCCCTCATCGAACAGGAGCAGACCTGCCTGGACATCATTGGCGCCGCTGTGGAGCAGACGCTGCTGAACACCGGCGTGCTGTATGTGTTCTACGATGACGGTGACGGACTGGCGCTGCAGGAAGCAGCTTCGATGATGTCTGGAGTAGTGATCGGTGACCAGAGTCTGCTCACCGAGTATACCTATAAGACTGATATCGATGAGCAGACCTACAATTCGGTGAAGCTGGTGCGCCCCAATGAGGAGACCGGCCGGGCGGATGTGTTCGTTGCTCATGATACCGAGACCATCGGCCGGTGGGGGCTGCTGCAGCTCTACCAGACGGTGGACGGAGCCGTCAACGACGCCCAGATCACTGCCCAGGCGGCAGCTACGCTGGAATATTACAACCACGCCATGCGGACGCTGCGCATCGAAGCGTTGGGCGTCACCGGCCTGCGGGCGGGGCAGATGGTGCTGGTGAAGATCGATGCCCTGGGCCTGTCCGAATATGCCCTGCTGGAACAGGTGACCCACAGCTATGAGAACGATATCCACACGATGACCATCGAAACACTGTCCATGTGAGGAGGAGAATACGGATGCTACTGATCGATGCGCTGCAGCAGGTCTGCCAGGAATCGATGAAGGCCGCAGGGCTGACCGACCTGCAGATCGGCACTGTCACGGCTGCCGCTCCGCTGGAAGTGACGGTGGACACGCTGATGCAGCCGCTGAAGGCCGAGGTGCTCTACCTCACCGAACCGGTGGTGGAGAAGAAGATCCCAGTGCTGACGCACCGGCACACCACCGCCGGCTTCCGGCATACCCACGAGATCACAACGCTGGCCCACACCCACACCACCGCCGGGAGTACCACCGGTGAGGGGTTATCGGGCAGTTATCAGACTGGGGAGGGGCTGGAACAGGATGCCTTCCAGAGTGATGAGCAGCTGGCAAACATCCTCTGCTATGAGGCCGGGGCGCCGCTCCCGGTGGAGAACGGATTTATCATCCTCAACCGTGGACTGGCCGTGGGGGATAAGGTGCTGCTGCTCCGGGTACAGTCGGGGCAGAAGTTTATCATCCTCTCCCGTGTGATGAAGGGAGGCGCATCATAGTGGCAACACTGCCAAACAGCCCCGCCAACCTTACGCAGGGGGTCACCTTTGAGGAACAGCCGTCGCTGACCTGGTATGTGGATCCGGTATCCAGGCAGGTGAAGGGCACAGCGGACGGCCTGCAGGCAGTGGCCCAGACGGTGGAGATCATCCTGTCGGTGGAGCGGTTTTTCTGGCAGATCTATGGCCCGGATTTTGGGATGCAGTGGCAGGGACTGATCGGCAAAGACCCGGGCTATGTGGCCAGTGAGTTCCAGCGCCGGGTGCTGGACGCCTTTTCGGTGGATAGCCGCATCAATGGGATCTCTGAATTTTCCCATGGCGTGGAGGGGGATACCATGACCGTTTCCATGACGGTGGATACGGTATACGGCCCCACCGCACAGACAGTGGAGGTGAAACTGAATGCTTGACCTGACAGGCAAGACCTACTCTGCCCTGCTGGCTGAGATGCTGGACCGAGTGCCGGCCCGGTATGACCAGCGGGAGGGAAGTATCATCCAGACGGCGCTGGGTCCCGCCGCCTATGTGTTGGAGGGCTTCTATCTGGCGCTGGGCCAGGTGCAGACTTCCGGTTTTGTTCAGACCGCCGTGGGCCAGTCACTGGACTATCTGGCGGCCATTGCCGGTTTGACCCGGTATCCGGCTTCAGCGGCGGTGCGGCTGGGCGTATTCAATACAGCGGTGCCCATTGGGGCCCGATTCTCCACAGTGGATGGCAGTGACAGCATCAACTTTCAGGTGACGGCAGCCACAGCGGAGGCGGGAAAATATCAGCTTACCGCCGAGACGCCGGGTGGGGTCGGTAACCGGTATACCGGCTCGATCCTGCCCATTACCGCCATTCCCGGGCTGACCTCTGCGGTGCTCACCGACATTCTGGTCCCCGGAGATGACGAGGAGACCGATGAGGAACTTCGGACCCGACTGATCACTGCTCTGAATGAGCGGCCTTTTGCGGGGAATTTGGCGGCCTACCGGCAGAACATCCTGGCGATCGATGGCGTGGGGGCAGTACAGGTATATCCCACCTGGGACGGCGGCGGAACGGTGGCCTGTTCCATTTTGGGAGCGGATATGCTGCCGGGCAGCGCCACACTGGTGGAGAATGTCCAGAACGCCATCGACCCTGAACCGGGGCAGGGACTTGGTCTGGGACTGGCCCCCATCGGCGCCAAGGTGACGATCACCGCCCCGGAAAAGGTCACGGTGGCTGTCTCCGCCACGGTGACGCTGGCGGCCGGGTATGACATTGGGCAGGTGAAGCCGCTGGTGGAACAGTCGGTGGAGGCCTATCTGCTCACCGTGCGGCAGAGCTGGTCCACTCAGATCGGAGAGACCGGTGTAGAATATGCTGCCGATGTCTATCTGGCCCGGGTGCTGGCCGCTATTGTGGGGACGACCGGCGTGGTGAATGCCACCGATGTACAGCTGAACGGCGGCACCGCCGATCTGGTGCTCACCGAGACCGGCGCTTTGCAGCAGGTACCGGTGCTGGGGGAGGTGACGCTGCATGAGCCTTCGGCTTGATACACAGTTTCTGCCGCTGCTTCCGACCTGGTTTCAGGAGATCCGGGAGTTCCAGGAGATCTGTTCTACCGAGCAGCAGGAGGCGGAAGCATTGGCCGCTGCCATCAGCGCCGTAGCGGATAACCTGTTCTTTCAGACGATGGACACCGGATCGGTGCAGATGTGGGAACAGATCCTGGGGATCGTCCCAAACCCCGCCGCTGAAAGCCTGGAATTTCGCCGGGCCAGAGTGCTCAACCGCATCTCTACCCGGCCGCCCTTTACGCTCGGGTTCCTCCACCAGAAGCTGGACGAGCTCATCGGTCCTGACCGGTGGCAGGTTACGGTGGACTATCCGAATTATACGCTTTATATCGACAGTGCCGCCGAAAATCAGGCCTGGGCCACCGAGGTAGCCATCACGGTGAACACCATCAAACCGTGCCACATCGTCTACCGCAGCCGGCCCTATACCCGGGACCTGCTCTATCTGAACGAGGGGATCCGTTTGAGCAAGGTGGCGTGGAACTACCGGCTGGGGGCGTGGCTGCTGGGACAGCTGCCCTTTGCACAGGAGGAACCATTGGGGGAGATCAAAATGCCGACACAGAGATCGATACAGACCGGGCTATTGGAGAACACGGCCGCCTTTGTGGAAGGGGATGTGGCTGCTGCCCGGATCAACGGCAGTGTGACCATTTCCGCCCTGACCCGTTCGGTCAGTGGGAACACAGCGACCATCTCATACACCGTTACCGAGGACGAGGCGGATACCGTTACGCTGACGGAGCTGCTGGACAGCGCCGGTCGGGTGTTGACGGCCTCTGCCGTCTATGTACCCATCTCTGGCTCGGCTATCTTCCGACACATCATCACCATTGAAGAGGGGGTAACAGCAAATGGCTGACATCATTCATCCCAACCTGCCGGCGGATCTTCCCACCGACTGGAACACGGCCCAGTATGTTTCACCGAATGGCACTGAGGTGGGGCTCAGCGAGAAGCACGGCTACAACTACCTGATGCGCCAGCTCAACGATACGCAGACGGCGCTGAATACACTGGCCCGGCAGACCAGACAGGCCGTAGCGGGACTGGAGGAGGGGGAGTATAACGCCACCGCCACCCGCACCGGTACCACCGTGGCCATCACCGGCCCCGACGGAGCCAAGGCGGTCACCTTTCTGGCCCCGGCCGACTGGACGGAGGGGGATGGCTATACTTATAACGGAGCTGAAGTTGCGCTGTCTGATCTGAATGGTGGCGCCGTGGCCAACGCCTGGACCGCCGGAGCTCCGGTGACCTTCTATCTCACCGAAGGCCGGGCCTATTTTGCAGCGGGGGCATCGCAGCTTTCCCCACAGGAGATCCTGGACAAGCTCAAAACAGTGGACGGCGCAGGCAGTGGGCTGGATGCCGATCTGCTGGATGGGAAGCAGGCAAGCGAGTTTGCACAGCTGGGTACAGATGGGAAAATCCCTGCTGAGCAATTGCCTTCTGATGTGGGAAAGGATACGGCAGAGGAAATTCTGGAGAAGCTTAAGACAGTAGATGGTGTTGGCAGTGGTTTAGATGCAGATTTGTTGGATGGAAAGAAGGCAAGCGAATTTGCGGCAGCTATTCATACTCATACAGCCGATCAGATTTTATCAGGAGTTTTACCAGTTAGTGTTATAGCAACCAACAGCACCGATTACGGTACAAGTCGACTTCGTAATATCCGAGCCAGTACCACAGATTTGACAGCTGGGTCCAGCCCGCTGGCCAACGGCGAGCTCTATCTTGTTTACGAGTGAGGTGGTTAGATGGCGAAGAAATTGTATACCGGGGTTGCCGGTGTAGCTCGCAAAGTTAAGAAAATGTACTTTGGGACGAACGGTGTGGCGCGAAAGATTAAAAAGGGATATATCGGAATTGGTGGGGTTGCAAGGCCCTTTTTCAGTGGCGGAGAAGTTGCGTATTACGGCTCTATAACATCATTGAGTGATGATAAAATGGATCACGCAGGAACAACGGTCGGCAATTATGCATTGTTTGGCGGAGGGCAAGGCGGTAACGATAGAAATGTTGTAAATGCATATAACAGCGAACTGACAAGAAGCATACCAACCTCTTTGACTGGCGGTAGTTATTATATAAGTGCAACAACAGTTGGTAACTATGCTCTATTTGCCGGTGGCTATGAAAAAGTGTCTAATGTAAACACTTATAACTCAGCTTTGACAAAGGGAACAGCTACTGCATTAAGTCAAGGAAGACATCAAATGGGTGCAACTACAATCGGTGATTATGCTATTTTTGCAGGAGGTGGAAATTCGGGTCAAACAGGTAGTGTTAATACTGTGGATGCTTACAGTGCATCTCTGACCAGATCGACACCTTCCGCATTGAACAGTGCAAGAAGAAGAACAGCAGCTGCTACAACAGGCGATTATGCGATATTTGCGGGAGGAGCTTCGAACAGAAACAACGATCCAATGACAGATACGGATGCTTATAACTTTGAGTTAACAAAAACAAATATTGCGAATATATCTGTTGCAAAAGATTATCACAAAGGTGTGAGTGTGGGGAATAGAGCTGTGTTTTTTGGTGGATATCCTAATAATGAAATAATTGCCTACGATAGTTCTTTAACTCAATCTCTTGTGGGAAGTACTGGTGGAAACCAGTATTCTCGTGTTAGCTCCACAGCAATCGAAGATATTGCAATCTTTGGCTTGATGAGTTGGAGTGGATTTATGAGTATTGATTCGTCGATGACATTGCGTAGCGTGTCTGGCCCCAGTTCAACCAGTACTGAACGAGGCGCAGCGGCATCAGTTGGTAATTACGCTTTGTTCGCTGGTGGATATAATCCTATTTCTAATGCAGTATATGCATTTATAGTAGCTTGAAGAGAGGAAAAACAATGAAAAGATATGCAATTTGGGATAAAGTCAGTCCAATTATTACACCTATTGGGGAAGTCCTTACACCGGAACAGTGGATTGAGCGATATCCGGTTGCTGGACTTGATTCGATTACTGTGGTATGCGCTGCTGGTGAAGTGAATGGAGCTTTTTTTGGAACACTCGGCCAGATGAAGCAGATGTATGAAGTTGCTGGTGCAGATTTTTCTGCTTGTCAAACTGACGAGGATATTCTGGAGACGATTGAGGCGTTTGAGAATACACAGAACACTGTAACTGTTGAACCCAGTGCAGAAGAACGGATCGCAGCGGCTCTGGAGTATCAGAACTTAATGAGTATGTGATGGGAGGACGAATTGATGACTTACGAAACGATTAAGAAAAATTTTGAGCGTAAGCTGTGGAATAAAAAAATGGTGGCTGTAGCGGTAGAAAAAGGCGTCATTACTCCTGAACAGTATAAAGAAATTACTGGAGAATGGTATATAGCGTAGAATAAAAAAAGTACAAGGACACCACCCATGTGCTGGTGTATGTACACGGCCGCATCGTATTGTAAAGGAGGACCCATGCAAAAACTGATCATGCCGTTTCAAAGTCAAATGATGCTCTGTGGGTATAAAAACGCCCAGTACCGGAAGCACTGGGGATATGAGCACTATGGGGTGGATATCTCCACCATACAGGGCGGGGCCGGAGAGGATCATACCATCTATGCGTCGGGCAACGGCACCGTAGTGGCTGCCGGGAGAGATACCAAGCTGGGATACGGCATTTGTATTCTGTACCGGGATGCCTGGACGCCGGACGGTTCCCGGGATCTGATCGCCCGGTATATGCACTGCCGGGAGATGTATGTCCAGCCGGGCCAGGCGGTGGAGCGGGGAGACCGAATCGCCCTGGAAGGGAAGGAGGGTACCGGGGATTACCATCTGCATCTCGAGTTTGACACCGACACCAATTATCCCCGATACACGCCTCAGGTGGCCAAGCGGCAGGATTTCTGGCTGAGAGGGACCGACACCACGGTCAATCCGTCCACGGTGTTGCACATCGGCCCCGGACAGGTCATCGTCGAACCTACATATAACCCGGCATGGCTGAACCCGGAGGACAGGGAGATCCCGGAACTGCCCGAGGACAAGCCCAAGGACCCGCCGCTGGACAGCGGCACCATCGGGATCCGGCAGCTGGCGGAGCTGCTGCGGGAGCAGTACAGCATCACAAACATTGATTTGAGCAAGTAGGGGAGGAGCAGGATGGAAAACAATATCAACGGCGCAAAAGCTGCGCTTACAGCCGTCATCGGGGCATTTGGTGCCATATTTGGTTGGTATGGCTGGCTGGCGGTGCTCTTTGCGGCCGGCATGACCATTGACATCATCACCGGTGTCATGGTGGCCAATCTGCACGGGGAGTGGCGATCCAGCATCATGCGGGAGGGGCTGGCCCACAAGGTGGGTTCCATCTTTGCGGTGCTGGTGGCTGTGCTGCTGGATGCGGCGCTGTCGCTGGTAGTGGGGAACCTCCCCGGAGTGCAGTTGCCGCCCTCGATCCCGGCCATACTGGGACCGCTGACGATGGTGTGGTACATCATTGCCGAGTTTGGTTCCATTATCGAAAACATTGGCCTGATGGGCGTGCCGGTCCCGGGCTTTCTGCAGAAAGCAATCAAGGTGCTCAACAACGCCGTGGACGCCGCCGGTGATGCGGCAAGCGGTGGGGAAGAGAATTCGGAGGAATAGAGACAGAAAAAGGGCCCCTAATCCGGGGCCCTTTTGAATTTGATTTTTGATATTGAATTTGTTATAATAATTTCAACAGGATCCCCCACACCTCTTCGCAATGTGTCCCAGTGGAGAACGGTTCGTCCTCCGGTGACCTTCGGGCCCGGGGGCTTTTATTTTGTTGACATATCGCCCTGAATGGGTGTATACTATAAATATAAAGGGCGTTGCCGGTAACGGTTATCCCCTGTTAGCTACTTAAAAAGTAACCGCAATCTGGGGAGATGGGCGGTTACTTTTTTATTGCGATGATGGTATACAACACGATGATCAAAACCAAGGTTATGTACTCCACTGCATCACCCCTCCTGGATAGAAGGGGTAAAAGCATCCCCCCTTCAAATATGAAAGGGGATAACCGCCTGCCGTATGGCAACGCCTGTTTATACTATACCACATTTGCCGAGTTGTGGCAATAAAAAGTAAATACTGACCTTTTCCGGGCAGCTCAGATATGGGAGATCAGTCGGGTATTGTTCGATGATCTCGCCGCTCATAATGCACGGCCGGTTCGTCTTTTTAAAAAATGGGCACGATTTCGAGATGGCAGTCAAGGGCAGCGACAATTTTTAACAGGGTATCGAGCTGCGGAGTGGCTTTCTTGCTCTCCAAACGGGCAATGACTGACTGTGTCAGGCATGCAGCCTGGGCCAGGTCTTTCTGTGTCATTCCCTTATTCTTCCGAATCGCAATCAGGCGATCGATCAGAGAGATGCAGGGATCAGGCATCGTAAGCACCTCCCGGAACAGGAACACTGTCAACATAGCAGCTGTCAGGGGACAGATCCACCTTATTGTTCCAGACAACATTGCTGTCAACAGTGGGGTCAATATCCCAGGCGACGCAGTTTTCATTGTCCAGGTATACCCGTTTGAAGTTATCATACTGAATGAACGGAGCAAATACAGTGTTGGGTTGTAGCAGGGGTTTGCAGTCGTAGATCCTCCGCTCCCCATTGTCAAAATCCAATGTTAAAGTAAAATCTTTATTCGGAGTTACGGCCGTGATGCGCTTGCGCCCGGCAGCAAAATACTCCGCCATCGGTCTGTCAAATCCTTTTGAAAGGTAAAAGTGAACATCTCTTTCCAAGTCGTGAACCTCCTTATATAATATGCCAAAAGGCCGCTTATTTCAGCGGCTCGATGGCGAAAAGCTCTTGTTTTTTCTCGGCAAGAGCCCAGTTTTCCAGAAGCTCCTCCTGATGGAATGCAGCCCACCCCAACAGCATTTTTAACTGTTTGCTTGGCATTGACCCTACCAGGACTTCAAGCTCCCGGATGGAAACGATCACTTCATCTCCACCGTAGGTGGCATGGAAGTGGGGCGGCTGATGATCCCGCCAGTTGATAAAAACTTTGATCCCGCGGAACATACAGATTGTCGGCACTTTTTCCATCTCCTTTCTATGTTTATATTATAGCAAATACGCTATAATAAATCAATAGCGAATTCGCTATAAAATAAGATCGGTTTTCCAACCTTGCGGAACAGACATTTCATACAGTTCATGTGGGGCGATGTCCTGCCCATCAGCCCACTCGACTGTCCGTCCGGCGGGACGCACGGCAGCAAAGTAGGCAGGATCGGCCAGCTTGCCATACCAGTCACCAAGGATATATGGTGTGACATCAAATATCTTCACTTCGCCGGTGTCAAAGTGGATTTTCAGGCGATTTTGTTCCATTGGCGTGACCTCTAAAACCGTTGGGTTCATCTTTCCTCCCTTATTCCGCATGGCTACGCCGCTTTTTCCGGGTAGTTGACTACGGCGATCTCGGCCGGCATTTCTTTTACCCTGGTGACGATGGTTTCCAGCACGGCGGCCACCTCGTCGGTGTACGCCTTTTCATCGCACTGCTCACAGATAAGGGTGGGGACATTCTTGACGATCACGATACAATCGCCGAAGTCCGCCATATATGAAGTATGCCGCAGCACTATATCGCCCCTACACACAAAGCATTCTGTCATGTTATTTCTTTTTTTCACTGTATTCCTCGATGAACTGATTGATGATCGAATGGATGGATTGGCCGTTTTCTTCGGCCCTTTGTGCGAATGCAGCGTATTTTTCCGGGTC